TTAATTAGCTTGATGAGGGCCGTTTACGGTTTCCATTAATACAAATATAAGGAGTTCAAGATGGCTAATCCACATTTCCAAAACTTAATACTTAACGCTGGTAACAGCGAATCCACCAAACATAAGAAAGATATTCCTATGTTCTTGGTAAACCCGTCCAGTTCGTTGTTTTATCAATACTCAAATGATTTTATGACTTACGCTTCTGGCGATTTCACAATCACTACAACTGAAGCTGGTACAGGTTCAGCTACAGAAGCCTTGACTTCTGGAGCAGGCGGTCAACTTTTGCTCACTAACGCAGCGGGTGATAATGATTTAGACTTTTTACAATTAAAAGGTGAGTCATTCAAACTAAGCAGCAGTAAAAGAGCTTTTTTTGAGGCTAGATTCAAAGTAAGTGATGCAACACAATCTGATGTTGTAATGGGCTTACAAATAACCGATACAACACCTCTTGCTGTTTCAGATGGTGTTTATTTTATGAAAGATGATGGGGATACAAACCTAGATTTTCATATAGAAAAAGACGGTACTGACACTACTACAGCAGCAGTTACTACTTTAGCTGACGATACATTTGTTAATGTTGGTTTCTTCATAGATCCTAATACTTCACAAGTATCTTACTTTATAGGCTCTGCTACTCCAGTAGGTGTAATAAACACTAATTTACCAGATGATGAAGAGCTAACCGTATCTTTTGGTATTCAAAATGGTGAAGCAGCGGCAAAAACTATGACTATAGATTACATTAATGTAATCTGTGAAAGATAGGAGTAAATAATGGCTGATACAGTAACTTCCCAGACTATACAGGATGGTGAAAGAGTTGCTATCCTCAAATTTACCAATGAATCTGACGGGACAGGTGAAGCATCTGTAAAAAAAGTTGATGTTTCTGCATTAGCTTCAAATAATGCGGGTTCTGCTTGCACTAGCGTATCGATAGGTAGGATTTATTGGGCAACTAGAGGTATGGGCGTTGATATAGAATTTGATGCCAGCACCAATGTTTTAGCAATACCTCTGCCAGCTGATAGTACAGGTGACGAATACTATGATGATAGATTCAGTGGCATACCAAATAATGCAGGTTCTGGTGTGACAGGGGATATTGATTTTACAACAGTAGCTCATTCTGATGGTGATGCTTATTCGATCATACTTGTATTGAATAAAAATTATTAATGGCTGAATACAGAGGCAAAACAGTAACTCTGAATAAACCAAGGAGAATCTCTAAGGGTTCTCCTGGGTTTGGTAAAAAAACTAGAGAGGTTTTTGTAAGAGTACCCGCTTCTGGCAAAATTAAACGTGTGACTTTTGGTGATCCTAAATTGGGAGCGCATCCAAATAACCCTAAAAAAAGAAAGGCTTATTGCGCTCGAAGTAAAAATTTAGGTGACGACAGAACAAAAGCCAATTATTGGTCAAGAAGACAATGGAGATGCTAAATGGCTAAAGCAAAAAGCGGTGGAAAAATATGTCCAGCAGGAAAAGCTTGGGCAAAACGTACTTTTGATACATATCCGTCTGCTTATGCAAATATGGCAGCATCTAAATATTGTAAGGATCCGAACTATGCAAAAGGATCTAAGAAAAAAAAGAGAGTCAAGAAAGCAGGTGGCGGACTGGTATTTAACGTAAGAGGACAGGGAAGAGTTATGTCCAACAGATTAAGATAATGGGTCAGTTAAAACAGTGGCGAGAGCAGAATTGGGTCAGAATAGGTTCTGACGGTTCAATCAAGGGACCCTGTGGCACCAGTAAAAATAAGAAAAACCCAGATAGGTGTTTACCAAAGGCGAAAGCTCAAAGTTTGTCGAAAGCAGAGAGGGCGAAAACTGCACGTAAGAAAAAAAGTGCAGGTGCAAAAGGTAAAACAGTGGTAGCTAATACCAAAGCAGCAAGAGTTTCTGTAAACAGAGGAGGAGAAATGCTAAAAAATAGATCAAAAGCCGATCTCAACAAAGACGGCAAAATATCTTCATACGAAATGAAAAGAGGTATGGCAATAGAAAAATCTATGTCTCAACAAAATCGTGTGAAGAAGAAAAACGGTGGATTCATAGCAAAAGGCTGTGGTAAAGTTATGAATAATCGTCGTAAGGTGACGACTATATCTTAGGAGATAATGATGGCAACAAAAGCAGACAAAGAAATGGAAGCTAAGTTAAAAGCTAGACAACAAGCTAAAGTTAGGCCAGATGAGCCTGTCGAAGAGACAAGAATTTATTTGAACATGCCAAAGAAAAAGGCTGCCAAAACAGCTGCAAAGAAACCAGCTGCAAAGAAAAAAGCAACTAAAAAAAAGTAGAGGTTTAAATGTATAAAAGAACAAAAGGTTATGCAGCTGGAGGTAAAGTAAAGTCTAAAGGCATGCGTAAGGGTGGACCGATGAAATCAAAGGGAATGCGTAAAGGCGGACCTATGAAAAGTAAAGGCATGAAAAAGGGCGGACCTATAAAGTCCAAAGGTATGGCAAAAGGCGGTCCTATGAAGTCTAAGGGTATGAAAAAAGGTGGGCCAATGAAATCCAAAGGGATGAAAAAAGGCGGACCTATGAAATCAAAAGGATATGCAAAGGGTGGCAAAGCGATGAAATCAAAAGGCTATAAGAGAGGCGGTAGAGTTGGATCACGTAGATAGTGGCCTACTTACAAAGCAATATACCTCATTTTAAATGCTGGGTTAGAAAAGAGTACACTCATAACCATGAAAAATATCATGGTGAATTCTTACACGCTATGGCAATAGCAGTAACAACCATGCCGACAAGATGTTTGAGTTTTCAAGTAATTTTTACTGGTATTCCAGCTGAAGGAGAAGAAGAAGAAAACGTACATGGTGGAGCTATGTGGGCAAGAATGCCAATTACTGCACTTGTAGGCGATACACCTTTTGAAGATTGGCCAGAGCCAATGGCTGTTCACGATGCACAGCCTTGGGATTGTTCATCACATCACCATGCAGTTTACGTCTTAGACAGAGCCACACCTTGTCCTTGGCTTGCCAAGATAGATGGTAATTTATATCCAGCTAAATATTTGTTTACTGTTGATTATGCAGAAAATGAAATAGCTGATGATCCTGCACAGCACAAACAGAGTCATGTATTAGAATTATTAGATGCTGGTGAATGGACAGGTAATATAGTGGCGTTACCAAACAACCGCGTAAGAGTTACACACCCCGCTTGGTTTGAAACAGGACAAGGCGCTCCTGATTTTAAACCATCTGCACATATACATTATTCAAAGTCTGATTTAGACTATACGTTGGATGTAAACCGAATTTTTGATAATCTATACGCGGAGGATGAATAATGGCTGATTTATCAATAGCACAAAAAAGGAAACTTATTAAAGAGTTGAAAGGCGCTTCTAGATTGCATGCTAAACAGGCTGCACAAATAGAAAAATCTTTGAAGAATACTAAGAAGAAAAAATAATGGCACTTTCAGGCAGTACAGATTTCGAGCCTAATGTAACGGAGTTCGTAGAAGAAGCATTTGAAAGATGTGGTTTGGAACTTAGAACTGGTTACGATTTAAGAACAGCAAAAAGATCTATCAATCTGATGTTAGCTGAATGGGCTAATAGAGGCTTGAATCAATGGACAATTGAACAAACAACACAAGCCTTAACACAAGGTACTGAGTCTTACACACTAAACGCAAACGTAATAGATATACTTGATATGTCTTTGCGTAGAACCGTAAATTCCGAAGTTACCGATACAAGCATGACCAGGATAAGCAGGTCTGAATATTTAAACATACCAAACAAATCTACAGAAAGCAGACCTTCTCAGTTCTTTTTTGATAAGTTGACAACACCTGTTATAAAAGTGTGGCCGTCCCCAGAAAACTCTACAGATGTCTTACTATTCAACAAAATAGTAAGAATGGATGATGCTGATACGGCTATCAACACTATGGATATGCCTTTTCGTTTCTATCCATGTTTTGCGGCAGGATTGGCTTACTACATATCAATAAAAAGAGCGCCAGATCGTATGCAAATGCTTAAAGCAGCTTACGAAGAAGAATTTAGGCGTGCCGCTGATCAAGATGAGGATAGAGCATCATTTCGTATCAAGCCATCTATGAGGAGTAGTTATTAATGGCCTATGCTGTTGGCAAATTTGCAAAAGCACTTTGCGACAGATGTGGTTTTGAATACAAACTACACGAACTTAGAGAAGAGTGGAATAATTTGAAAACTTGCCCATCTTGTTTTGAACCAAAAGCTCCACAAATTGATCCAAGACCAGTAGTAGTTGACCCAGAGGCTTTATATAAACCAAGACCAAATAACGACAAAGAGGTAGGGGAGGGGTTTGTTGTAATATCAGACGCTAATAACTTTACTGGAACAAGTATAAATTCTTTGTCGATGAATCCATCAATTTTAGGAACAAACTTCGTTACTCCTAAAATGACAGGTAATGTTGGAACAGTTACAATTACAACATGACTTATACTCAATTATTAACACTCATCAAAAGTTATCTTGATTACGACGAGACAACTTTTAATGACACTATCCCTGATTTTATTAAAAATGCAGAAGATAGAATATTTAATTTAGTACAAGAAGATTTCTTTAG